GTAATACGACAGTAGGGGGATTGGTGAAACGGGATCACGCATCCATGGCATGGATGAATCAAGGGTTCGATTCCCTTATCCTCCACCAAGTTGACAGTTCGATACTAATATGTTAATATCGAACTATGACTAAGAAATTATACGTAGGCAAAGTTTGGCGTTTTGTTTACACAATCATTGATAGAAGAACTACTCAAAAAATTTACACTGGCAAACACTGTACAGGTATATTAGATGATGACTATTGGGGTTCCGGAAAGTACGTCAATAAAAAAGCATTAGAGGCTAGAGGTGGCACAAAAAATTACATATTTCAAATTGAACAATATGCAAAAACTAACGAAGAACTAAATGAACTAGAAGTTGATTGGATACACAAAAATAATACTTTGTGGCCAAACGGATTTAATCTTACACTAGGCGGAGATGGTGGATGGACATATGTAAATTCTTTAGGTCTTTTCCCTATTATAAAAGAAATTCAAAAAGAATTATGGGAAGAAAGAGGACAGAAAAATTTTTATTATTATGCATTTACTAAAGAAGGTAGAAGAGAAAGATCATTGCTAGGACGAGAAAGATTAAGAGAGTTATATCCAAACGGTGCAACTTGGCCAATTGGTAAGAAGCACAGCCAAATTAGTAAATTGAAAATTGGTTTAGCAAACAAAATAAAACAAAAAGGCCAACTTAATTCACAGTTTGGCACTATGTGGATTACTAACAACAAGCACAACATTAAGATTAAAAAGAACGCAGTTATCCCAAAAGGATATGTTCGTGGAAGAGTTATGTCCGCTTCGTCTATCGGTTAGGACATCAGGTTTTCATCCTGAAAAGACGGGTTCGATTCCCGTAGTGGACGCCAACTAAAAATTTTTAAAACTTTGTTCAGTTAATTTTTTCATTTCAGCAGTGTTTGGATCACCAACTATTTGTAGATGGTATCTTGACTCGTTGCTGGTATTGATAGCGGCATGAAAATATTCATAGGTGTTTATTCTTACAGGTTGTCCTTGTGTAAAAGGTACGTTGCCTACACCGAACAGTTTCAAATAGTTGCCAAACGGACTGTGTAATGGTATAGTAATTTTTTCATTTAGACCTGTGCCCCATAAGCCGTTGTTTCTATCTCTGTGAGGTAAAAGATAACCGCCCGGTAAAAGTTCGTTGATGTGAATAAGATAAACTTTTTTGTAAGGTAAAAAATTTAAAAGTTTATCTATAAGTTTTTGTTGACTAGCAAAATCAGGATTTATTTTGTATTCTAGTCTTTCTAAAGCATTTGTATCATTGGAGTGCTTTCTAAAAGCATCTCTGTCTGTGTAACTGTACAAGGTGTGGCAAACTATACCTCTACACATATCTTCAGGAAGATATCTTTTACTATGACTTTTACTATGAGTTTTTATAAGTTCAATGTATTGTTCACAGTCATTTAGTTTTTTGTCTAATACTACCCACGGCGTAGTGTTATAATCTAATTTTGTAAGATTGTTACTAAATTTTTTACTGTTTATTAAAAAAAACTTTTTTAGTTTTGAAGGAAATATATAATCCATTTTTAACCATTTAATACACCAGTGATATTTAGAGTGTAGTTAGGAACATAACCCATGTTGTAAGCACAATGAAATACTCCCCACGGTATGATGTAAACATCACCAGGAGTCCATTTTGTTATCACTTCATTCCCAATCTGGATAGCATGACCATCTTCCCATGGATTCAAAGGTACAAAGTATCTTATAAGTTTGCCGTATTGACAAGACTGTGTTGCAAAGTCAATTTTTAAATCAGGAAATTTTCTTTGATAGGTGTTCATAAAGTCTTGATGCCACGACGTGCCTTGACCTGCTGTTTTTACTTTCCATCTGGCCAAAACATAATCTGGATTTAAATTTAGCATTTTTATATTGTCTTCACCTATTAGTTTTTTTCCATTTGCATCACTGTCACCGTGTAGTCCCCAATTCAAAGAATCCATGTTGTATTCTCGTCTACCGCACATCATATTAAGATCCTCAGTGTCGTTCTCAGTTTTGTTCCACACGGGTCTAGAAAGCATTGTAATTTCCTGTGCGTCTTTTATATTGTCTACTGTGTATTGGATAACTTTTTCTAAGTCTATGTCTAAATGAAAAGGTTTTTCTATTTTGTTGGGCCTAGGCGCATTGTGTATAATTTCTTTCAGTTTGCTCCATGGCTTTTCTTTTAACAATTTTATATATTGGTCTCTTTTTAACATTTTACATATTTAATGTTTCAACAGGAACCTGAACCATTTTTTCGGCGTCTAGTCTAAACACACAACCCACTCTATCTATTGGTAAAGGTATATCTATCCTTTTAGTTTCATCCAAAGGATCTTCTATAGTTTTAATTTCTATTCCCCATTTCACGTCTTTAAATTCATCTATAAGTTCTTTTCTTCGATCATGCCACGCTTCTATTATATCTGTCCGCCCTAACGATGCAATCCATTTCATGGATTCTCTGTGTCTCCAACTGACTGGTGTCACACCTTTGCCAATTGTTGTCCCTTCATAAAGTATATCATCAACTACAGGTGCCCTGCCTAATGCGAAGTTCCATGATTTTTTTAATTTTGAAGGCACAGGTTTTTCATCAATATATCCATGCACGTCAGGCATATATTTTTTGTAAAATTCCATGGCATTGTATGCTTGATTTACTGCAAGTTCTGGAATGTGTCCGTCATTAAAAAAGTTTATTGCGTTGTGTAGATAAGAATTTTGATCCAAAGATGATTTAAAAACTAGATAGTAATGTTTTCCTTGTCTAAATAATTGTGGCTTATCGTGGCCACTAATATTACAATCAACATCAGTCTCACTAAAATATTTGTTTAGACTTACACTACGCCAGTGGGGCCGAAACATAAATTCAAAGGCAGGAGTTTTGAAGCAGATATCTTTATCAAACCAACACTCAAAGTCTTTGGCGCTGGCACAAAACAATTCAAAGTCTCCGAATTTATCTTTATTTTGATCTAAAAAATTTATAGCCGGCAAGTGATCTTGGTTTGATTCATCATAGATACTACCTGCCATAAACATGAATATTTTGTCAAAGTAAATTTTTTTGTTCCATCCGTGAATCAATATTGTGTGGCAATCTGTGCCGCCGCTGTAAGAAAGTCTTAATTTTTTGTAATTTTGTGTAATGTAGTTTAATTTTTTATCTATCCAATGAGAGGTGCTTTTTGATAAAGCAAGTGGCACATCAACTGATTGTAGTTTATCAATGTGCCACTTTGGAAATATTAGTTCGGCAAAACTATTCAACTCTTGAGAACGCCTTAAGGCTGAAAAATAATTTGTATATTTTTCTCCGTTGACTGAATAGTGTTGTCCAAACATTGTTTCATTTACTTGATGTCGTAACCCCAAGGTTTACCGTTTTCAATCAAATCTGAAACTGTGATAGGACCTAGTTCATATCCTGGTACCATTTTAGACGGCACTATAAATGCCTGCCAACCTTTGTTGTTTGCTATCAAATGGAATAGATCAGTTTTCATCTGTTCTCTTTGTTTAGCAGTCATGTTGTGACCATAAATGTACCATAGGTTATGTAACTGTGCTAATTTGTACTTTGGAAAAACATCCTTCATTGTTTTCATGCCACCAAACGGTTTATCGTTTGTTGTAGCAAAACAAGACACAACTTTACTTGTTGCTTCACGTTTTGTTAATCCTGTGTACAATAAGTCAGTGTCTCCTGCAACCAATCCTTTGAATGCTGAGCCTGAACTTTTGTAAGTTACCCTTTTAATATTTTTTCCAGAAGCCTTTGACATCTCTGTGAATATCGTGTCTGGAAAAGAGTTTGTAACTGCTACTGTAATTTCATCTTTGCTCAAGATTGCATCTACATCTGCACCTACTGGCGCACACATAGCAAGTACTCTTTTGAATGCAACTGCTACAAAATTTTCTTCTTCAGGTACTATTCTACATCCTTTTGCAATTTTGGATCCCATAGATAGTTCACTGTGTAAGAAAATAGTAGGAGTTTTTTCATCTGCATTTCCTAGATATTTTGCAAGATTCAAACAGTTACCTGTTGCTAAAACTTCTGACTTGTAGCCTGCTTCTAGCATACTCTCGTGTAACATTTGTCCTTGCATCCAAGAATTTCCACCTTCCTTGGCATAAATTGCTACCTTTAACGATCCTTTGTCAGCCGCTGATGCATTTACTCCAAAGAAAGAAAATGAAACAAATAATGCAAATAATATTTTTAATATACTTCTCATATTGTTTTCTTCCTTTTGTTATCAATTGATTTAAAAATATTGTAACACAGTCAGAGTTCTTCGTCAACTCGAAAAAATAATTACAATATTTTGTTTGATGTTAGCAAGTATCTGCGTACGGCCCGGCCCACATTATTTCCTTTTGGTACTTGAAGGTCGGTGTTTTGCCGACGTCACTTGAAGTGGCGCTACAACAAGTGTATTTAATATTTGGACAATTAAAATTGGTAAATCTTGGTTAAGTTAGATATATCCTATAGAATATGTCTATGGCATTAGTCAACTTGTCCTGCAATATAAATCCAACTAAAAGTATTATAGTTTCTTCTTTACGTAGTAGCCAACCCACAGGAGCCAGTGCAAAGAATGTTAACAAATAAAAGAAACTGTCTTGATTTCTACTTCCAATGTACCATATTAAAAGTATTAAAATTAACATACTTGCAACAAATACTTTTTTCAAAGAAACTTTTTGTATATGGTTAACATAATTTATTATTGGCCAACTAAAGATAAAACAAATAATATTAACAAAAACAAAATAATAAACAAGGTTTGCAAAGAGCCCAGTTTCAATTGTCATACGATAGTCAATACCATACGAAGTTCTTTCGATAATGGATAGTAGTATTGCTTCACTACTTGTAATAGGTATACCCAATAGTATCAACGGCATCAGTTGGATAAAGGCCGCTCCGTTGTTTGCAGTCTCCGCCGCGGTTAAACATTTTATATCACCTCTTTTATTATACTGTTGCTTTTTTTCCTGTCTTCTTTTTTCTATAAGATAACTGACGTTACTAGCCAAGGCTGTTGTGAGATGTGGTATTAGTCCTGCCACAGTTCCAATTAATGATCCTCTGATTACAGATCCTATATTTGTCAAAAACATTTTTACGTGTTGGCCTAGAGTTGCAATGTCGGCGTACATTCTTGACGTCTTAATGTCCTTTCCCACGTTCCAACTACGCCACAACACTGGGATCACAAACAAAGCAACAACTACTGGAAAGAATGGAAGTCCTTCGTAGAGCCTAGGAAATTCTTTGTAAGGAATAAAACTTTCCCATGTGACTACGTGCGGTACAGGATTGACCCCAATACTTGCTAAAAACATTCCAAATAGATAAAGGGATATGTTTCTCCAAATGCTTGTACCATACATAAAAATTATTATAGTTGAAGCCAAAGTTAAAATTGCCAACTGAATGTTGTTGTTGTAAAAACCACTTATTACTTTTACTGCAAACGGCAATATTAGTATCACTGAACCCACTGCGAAGAATGATCCTACCACACTACCCATGGCCGCATTTGAAATAGCAAAATGTCCTCGCTGATCATTGAACATTGCGTTACCTTCTTTTACAGCAGGTAAACTTGAACTGTCGCCCGGAATACCCATTGTGGTAGATATAATGCTACCGCTGAATTGACTGGCACTACAAGCAGACAAGTAATACAATAAGAGTTGGAATAAGGATAGTTCTAGTATAAACGGATAACTTATTAACAATAGTATTACAAGGCCCACCCCCGGAATGAGTCCTGCTATAAAACCTGTGGTGATACCCGCCACTGCTACAATTAGATCCAAATAAAAACTTTCCATTAGTATTATTTTATAACCAAAATACCAAACCGTCAATTAATAATTTTTAAATACTACAATGAAATTTGGATTTTACGCAGACAATCAATTACCAGAAAGTGTTGCAAAAGGCAAAAAGCCAATATCGGATTATAATGTTAACAGTCATGGTTACAGATGTCCTGAATGGAACCCGTTGCCCGAAGGAAAAAAGAACGTAGTAATTCTCGGTTGCTCCCATACTTTTGGGGAAGGACTAAATGATGGACAAGTTTGGGTTGATAAGTTATACAATAAGGTTGATCAAAAAAGATTAAGATTTTGGAATCTTGGACAACCCGGAGCCAGTGCTGACAAAGTTGTAAGAATATTGTATGGTACAGAAAAAGTTTTATTTCCAAAACTAATAATTGTTTGTTGGCCATTTTGGAGTAGGAGAGAACGTTTGGACACTTATGCAAAAAGTTTACTGTCATACGACGAAACCTTAAAAAATGAAAACGAAAATACAGATAGAAATAATCTTTTAAAAAATGTATTTTTTGTTGAAAAATTTGCAGAAAAAGTTGGTGCCTCAACTTTCCATTGTTTTGCACAGGAGGCATATAAAATTAAAGACGTTAATGTGTTAGAGGACACAAGCATAAAATTGTGTTGGCCGAAATGGTCTAAAAGAAAACTAGACTACAAAGACAGAGTCAAAACGGATAAACCTAGTTTAGCCAAAGATGGAATACATTATGGAGTTGAACATCATGAAGTTTTTGCTGAATTGTTTTATGATCGATTTAGATCTGAACTAAAATAATCTTCAATATGTATTTTTCTTAGATAATCTTGTTTCATTATGAACATGTCTAAAATGTCTTGATTATCTTTACCTACTGCAACTTTCTTTATTATCTCTTTGTCTTTTAGAATTTTTTTTGCTTTCTGGGTAAAATTATTTTTGTATTTCACATTTAAAGCATGTGGCGTGTCTAATAGTGCCCAGTTATGATCAATTTTGTTTTCATTAGCAAACTTTTTAATATTATCAAAATCACAAATGTTTAAACTATTAACAGTAGTCCAAAAATTTAATTTGAACAGTTTGTATTGTTTTTTCAGTTTTTTGTAGTGTTCGAGTGTCTTCTTAAAATTTGAAAATTTTATCGGCCATCTCACATAGTCATGCACATTGTCTAAACCGTCAAAACTCATAGTTACTATCACCATTGTTCGTTGTTTTAGAAGTTGTTCTATTTCAGGTATTACTCGAGAACCGTTTGTGTTAATTCTAACTATTCGCACAGTGTCTCTTAGACTGTCTAACATTTCTCGATAATTTTTGCTGGCAGTTGGTTCTCCGCCGTTGATGTCTACTTCAACTATCCTGTCATGGGGCAGTTTCCAAAAATTATTTAAGTTGTTTACTCTTAGATATTTTTTATTCTCAAGGCTACCTATCTTAGTGCTCAAACTTGCATTACAGGTTTGACAAGCACTATTACAAACATTATCTAAAACGCCACCAACAACAAGATACTCTTTATGCTTAGGAAACAGCATTTTGTGTCTTTTAATGCTTTTTATTCTAATGCTGTCCTGCATAATGTCTTCAGTTTGACTACACCTTTTACATTCGTCTGGCCAAACACCTTTTGACATTTTGTCAGTTAAATTTTTCAACCAATTGCTAGATTCTAATTCTTGTAAGGTAGTAAACTCTTTTCCGTTGACCATATGGCCACACTTTCCTATTTTACCCGAGGGTTGTAATCTAATAAAATGTTTAAGACGCGGACAGAACATGCTTAAATTCCTTTACAATTTTTTCCAAGTCAATAGTTTTACCTATGTAATTTTTTATTAATTTTTGATCATCTTCGATATATTTTTCATATTGTATAGAACAGATTAAATTTTTTTGACTTTGTGTTATTTTTTTATACGGGTGCGGCTTCTTGTGATTTGTAATAAAATTTTTTAAATCTGCCAATGAGTGTATAGCAACTTTACCTTTATAAAATTTAAATAGATGTATTAGATAAAATATTTGAGGAGCAAAATGTTTATCTACTATTTCAAAACTTTCTACGGAATTTAAGAATTCTTTATCTATTTTGATTTCATTAAAGACACTATAAGTATGCACACCTGAAACAAAACGTTGCACAGGATCTCGTAAAAAAATGTTTATTAAACTTATTGTTTTTGTGTTGTTACTCTGTTGCATTGTTATAAGATTTAACCCGTTTGCTTGTGCATATTCGCAACAACTCGATCTACCATTTTTGAAAATTGTTAATATATGATCTCCATTGACAGTGCGTAAAACTTCGCTGTCCGATGTAAAAAGTTTCTTAAAATGTTTTTTAATAAGTCTAGACATCGGCAATATTTTTAAATGTGTTTTTCCAATTTGTATTTCTTCTTTCATCTAATTCTTCAATATTAGAATAAAAAATTTCCATGCCTTGATTCCATGTGGTATTCGTAATATAGTTTAGAATATTTTCATAACTGTTTTTTAAATACCAATTTGTTTTTGTTATTTGATCCTGCAATTTTGTTTTTATGACAGACAATTTATGTTTTGGCAAACACAAAACGTTCAACCATTCAGGTGTATATAAAGGTCCTATTATAAAACTGTTTTCATGAAACCCCAAGCCTTTAAGATATCTAACTGTGTCGAATAAACTTTCGTGATTCAATATAAAATACAACATATTAAAAGATATTTTATGATTTAATTTTTTTATAGTTGATAGATTTTTTAAAAAATTACTCCATTTACCGTGGTATCTAATGTATTCGTATTCTTGTTCAATAGATTCAAAACTTACAGTCCAATGAACATTTTTAAATTTGCAACAAAGTTCAAATACTCCTGTGGCCGTGGTGCTTAAATTGGTGTTTATTCTTAAATTAACATTTGGATTTTCCTTCAACAATCTTTCTAAAAATTCTTTATTTTCGTTCATTAGTAAAGGCTCTCCACCTGCTAGATAAACATTCTTTAATTGCTTTACATTTTGAAAAACATAATTTTTTACTTCTTGTCTAGACTGATCGTTGGATCTAACTTTTTTTCCAAGTTCCTGTGCCCATTTGCTACTGTATAAAGGCCCACAATATACACAAGCCTGATTACAGTGGTTAGTCCATCTAAGGTCTACATGGTGTAATGAAAAATTATTTTCTTCATCATATAATTTTGGATCAATGGTTGATCCAAGTTCTTTTATATAATACAGTCTGCTACTAATGCTTGATAAATTCTTTCTACCCTGCTCCTGCAAATGACAACCTGAACAGTTTTTTGGTTTGTTATCAGCCAGCATGTTTTTTTTCAAGAGTAAATTCTTATCACCTTGTAAAATTGAAGTTATGCTGTTTTGATTTATATTTCCTAATTTTTCTTTTGATATGATACAGTTTTTAATTGTGCCATTTGGTTCTAATTCAAAACCACTCCACGGCAATGGGCAAAAACTTTTATTGGTCAATATTTTTTTTGAGTCCATTATAAACTTATTGAGTTTTTAGTATAACCAACAGAAACTTCTGATATTACTGTCTTATCATGCGAAAATATTTCAATTACTGATCTAACCCATTCGTCTGTATTGGCTTTGTTTTTATTATCAAAATGCTGTTGGGTTGCTACTCCTCCAGGTCGTACAATAGATATTTGGGGCCAATTGTTTTTGTATTTTAATTGTCTTGATGCTTCTTCCAATGCTATTTTCTGATTTCTATATTGACTCATAACAATATCATCTTGTCCATCCGGTACATTGTTCACAGGAAGTTCTGTCATCATGGTTGATATGTTCCAAATATATTTTTTCTTGCCTTGCCATCTTTGCCATATTTCATATAACAATTCTGTTTGTGCATACTGACTCTGTGCATTATTGATAAAAAAATCACAAGGTTCTATCAACGAAGCAGTGTGAGGAATTCTTCTAATGTTTTCACCGTCCCGTCTACTGATTCCAATAATTTCATGACCTTTGTTTTTTAATTGTTCAGCAAATGATTTTCCTATTCCGGCAGTGTGTCCTGTGATGGCAATTTTCATAATTAAATATTTACGTTCTTCTAAATTACCTTAAATATTTCTAAAATGAACGAGATACACACAGTAGAACCAGCGTACCACCCAAAACACAAACTTGGATTTCTAATTGATTGGCTTTTGACTTTGAAATGTAATTACGATTGCACTTATTGTGATATCAGTCCTAAAGGCCATGACAATAGTAAACCACACCCAAGCACAGAAAAATGTATCACAATGTTGAAACAGATGTATGAGTATACAGACACGATGATGCAACTAAAAAAACCACAATTCAAAGACGCAATACTAAATGTCTATGGCGGTGAAGCAATATATCATCCAAACATTACCGAAATCTTAATTAGAAGTACAGAGGAGTTTAAACCTTATCAAAATCGCTGGAGACTGCAAAGAAGATTGACAACTAATGCTAGTGCCCTGCAACCAAAATGGAAGACCATTTGTGAACACATAGAAGGTTTTACTTTTTCATATCATGCGGAAAGTCCGCCAAAGCACAAACCGTTGTTCAAAAAAAACATTGAACATGTTTTAAAAATTGGCAAGCCTTACGACATTGTAATCATGATGTATCCTCACGATGATCACTGGCAAGATTGTATAAATTTTTTAAAATATTGTCAAAGTAATAATTTGAATGTTAGGCCTAAACTTCTAGATGGTGGTTGGTTATATGAACAAAAACATTTAGATGAGTTACAAAAATATATTCCTAATGATCCTGCTTTTAAAACAGTCAGCAACAAAGTGCGTATAGACAAACAGACCAGAGGATGTTGCGGTGGAAGGCCATTATGCACTAACAGAAATCTTAAAGATATAAAAGGCACAGTGCCAAGAAAACAAGGTTTTGAAGGATGGCATTGTTCAGCACATCAATTTTTTTTACACGGTGACTGTGTTAATGGATTGTACTATACCAACAAAGATTGTAGGATGAAATTGGACGGCACCCGTGGTCCGATAAGCACAATTGATACAATGCCAGAATATATCGAGTCTATAAGTCAAAAAATAAATTCTAATTCAATGCCTATGTTATTATGCAAACAAGAAATCTGTACATGTGGCACTTGTGCTCCTAAAAGTAAGCATCCGGAAAATTTACAAAAAATACTTAAAGTCTACAATTTAAATTAGTTGCCAGGTAGTACTTTTTGGGTGTTGTTTTACTTTATCAAACAACAGACCAAACTGTTTATTGTGTGTTGGAACTTCGTGTTGCTGAAAGTTTCCATAGGTGTTCCAATCTGTGATTTTATTAAAAATAACTCTGTGAGCATTGTAGGTGTCTGCTAATTTTAACATCAACTCCATTTCATGCCAGTTACTGTTCTGTACCACCATGTGAAATTGTATATCAAACTGTTTGTGGTATTGGCTTATATACTTTAAATTTTCGAGCAGTTTCTCCCATTTGCCTCCTCGTCTCAATTTTTCATATGTTTTTTTACTTGCTCCATCTATGCTGATGTTAATCGTATGAATTCTGTTTATGATGTGTGATTGTCTTTGTAACATGTTTTTCATCAATAGACCATTTGTTTGCAGATTAAATTTTAATGTACTGTCACGTGGCACTGTTCTCATGAAATATCTGTAAACCAAACTGGCAAAAGGATCACCGTCACTGCCTATGTGTACAGTGATGTTGCTGTGTGACGCAAGGTACGAGTTGATTCTATCAGCCAACTGCATTCTCATCTGCAACATCTTGCCTTTTTTGTGAAATATCACACTCTTTCTACAACTGGGACAACTTAAATTGCAACTGTCATCAATTGCAAGTCTAATGGTTCTAATATGGGCCGGACCCACATGATTCCTCACATCATTTTTTATGATCCAAGTGCATTGGCCAGCGTTGCAGTATCTGTAGGTGCCGTCACGAATGCTGTCTCTGAGATGTTCTGCTTGGGCACTTTGAAATATGGTGTCAAGACTGTCACGGTGTAGATTGCCCACACTCTGAGGCAACCATGCTGTGCATTCACAGATGTAACAACTGCCCTGACTGTCAATCAACACAGTGTCAAAAGGCTTGGGGCATCTAGCCGCAATGCCAAGATCTTTACGGGTATTGATCTTGTACCAATCAAACAGTCGTGAATCAATCATGAGGCAACAGTTGGTTTTTTTGTACAAATTCAAACAACAGTTGAGCCCATCCATGATGTCCTTTGTGATTAGGATGTCCATCGTTGGCACTCTTGGTCCACCCTTTCATGGCACAGTATTCAAAATGACTCTGCACGTATTTGGTGTTGGCCACTGTGACTCTGTCCAACATTGTTTTCATTCGATTATATATTGAGATATTTTCCTGTGCATGGTCGCTGGCTTTGAAGTTCATGAAATGTCTTTGATCAACAGCGTTGTACAACACATCAAAGTCTCCTTCTTGAGGCAGATCATTGGTCAATGCCCAGTACATCACATAAGGTATGTTGTGCAGTTTGAAAAAGTTCTGTAGCGTGATAATGTTGGTATACAGTCTCACTGCACTGCTGGCATCTATGTCACAGTCTTTGTCACGTGCAATCCAATCCTGTTCCCAAGTGCGCCAACTGGCCCACTGTCTATCAAATTTGGCCACTTCAAACTTGTAGCCTTTCACACCTCGCTCCTTTAGTTCTGCAGTGGTCAGTTTGTGTACATAGTCCCATCTGTGTGCCGAACTCCAACCTATACTGACAAAGGTATCCTTCATGCGTTCGGGATTTTTTAAGAACCAATGTATAGTGGTCTGCACACATCTGTCATTGCCTCTACCTCCTTTGGCAAGATTCATAGTGGGCTCCAACTTCAACAGTTCTCCCAATTTCTGGTGACAACTGAGATATCGTTTCTTTGTACTAAAACTACAACCGTTGCTGAGATGGTGTTTGATGTTCATACCAATATTTAATTTCAAAGATCCTTCTTACGCAAATTTACGCTAACGCTTTTTGTAAAATTTACGCTTCGCTACGCTCTATTATTTCCCTTTAAAATACTTGGTAATTTTATCGTCTTCGTCTTTGTACTTTTCATGTTCAGGTAATGGATCTTTTCTCTTTGTAATTTGAGGCCATTGTTCTGCGTATTTTCTATTGAAGTCCACAAGTTCTCCGCTGTCCATTGGTTCGATTGCATCAATAGGACATTCCGGTTCACATACACCACAGTCAATACATTCGTCTGGATTGATAACCAGCATATTTTCACCTTCGTAAAAACAGTCTACAGGACAAACTTCCACACAACTTGTGTGTTTGCATAGGACACATTTTTGATTAACCACGTAAGCCATTAGATCCTTATTGTATTACATCTTTTGAAACTTTTCAAGTGCAAAACCTTTTGAATCATAGCAGTGAAGATATTCCGAATTGTTTGAATATTTTATTGTGCCTTGTCCCCAAACAACATCATGGTCATGATAAGAAAATGGTTTAGGTATAGTAACATCTATGTATTGTCCGTTGCCAACTCCTAGTGTTAAAAAAGTAACATACTTGCCTTTGTCACCACGGAACACTCTACCGTTGGCAATCATACCTGCAAATTCTATTTTGTCCATGTACAGTTCTCTCACATACATGCCAGGCATAAAATCTTTGTTGGACCACCAACCGTACTTTCTATATTGAAACTGCGGAGTGTCCCATTGATCAGACTTTGATGGAGTAACAACATTTATACCCACACGTTTGGCTTCTGTTCTATATACCCAACGCCTGTAAGATCCGTGACAGTGTTTTAGGCAGGCCTGCCAAAACTTTTCTGGATTGTGTGCTTTCTGATAGGCCAATGCCCAGATCAATCTGCCCAAATTGACTGCATGTGCTCTGCACAATCCAAATCCTGATAGACTCTGTAGCATTTCTATAATTTGATTTTTTTTGGGATGGTTACCTAATCTAGTTGTAAATTCAAATATTTTTTCTTCATTCTTTTTGGCAAACGCTCTACGATACATGTCTGCTTCATACTTGTCTATTTTTAAAACTTCTGATATTCTGTCAATAGCATCATCTTCATACACAATTGTGTCTTCCATTTTTTCTTGACTCCAGTCATGAAACATGGTTGCTTTTTTTCTGCCTGACACTGCTACTGGTCTTATCAGTGCAGTTGCAAACACACAGTCTTGCATTGACTTGGGTTGTATGGCTCTGAACAGTCTTCGCATGGCAGGTGATTCTGCCTGTGTGACTCCTAGCACATCACCTCTGCACAATAAATCAGATGTTGCTTTGTCTTCTGTAGGATACTCTGTGAGTCTTGTTACAGGATCTACTTCTAACAACTGACTGAGTCCTCTATTGGCCAGTATGTCAACTTTTAGGTGTTCTAGGTCTTCAACTTCATTTTTGTCCAGCAGTATTTGATTTTCTGCTGTGAATAAACTTTTTGGTAATTGTCTTCCAAACATTAATATGCCTCCGCAGTGTTTTGATATACATCTTTTTTTGCCCATCAGTTTGCGTTCAATCCTTTTTGCTTCTTCTGGATCAACACCAACTGATTCGTATGTGAACCTGCGAGGGAGCCTACCTTTTGCACCCAAACGTTTGGCCGCTTCACGCTTGGCCGACTTATCCTTGAATAGCACGTAGTTTGATATACGAGCCGAGCGTCCGGGCCACTGTTTGAATATTCTGTTCATGACTTCTTCCTGACGATGATGGGGGAAATCAATATCAACATCAGGTAGGTCATCTCTGGTAGGATTTAAGAATCGTGCAATGGGTATGCCCCACTTCACAGGATCCACATCTGTGATGCCAAGTAGGTAACAGACCAAAGACGAACCAGCACTGCCACGAGTCATATGGGTGATATCTCTCGTGATTGCTAGTATGTCACATATTTGGATGAAGTAGTCTACGAAACGTAGTTTAAGGATGATGCGAGTTTCATCAGCGAGCCTTTGCGTGTATTCTTCTGTGCCTGGGCATTGCCTAATAAATCTATCGTACAGCCTAGTTATATCGTTTAGTTCTTTGTCTTTTTTCATGCCTATGTTTTGTTTGCCTGTTATTGCCTTGAGCAATATTAATTATCAAACTTTGAAATTATAGTGGTGTTTTTTGGTGTTGTCTTAGTTTACTTTTTGGTACTTTAAGATCACGTTGATCACAAGTAGGTTTAATTACACAGTCGTCACAACCAGGCGAACTTGATCTACAAACTAATTTTGCGTGTGTTATTAGCCACATGTGTGCTCCGTATTTGTATCTATCAGGAGTGCTGTTGTTTACAGTGATACTTGCTTTTGCTTCATTAAGATTGTCCACCCAACCTAAACGCCATAACAATCTAAAAACATGAGTGTCAACAGCAATATGTGGTTGCCCCCAAACAAATCTCATTACAATGTCTGAACTTTTTCTACCCACACCCGGCAATGTCATTAGTTCTTTTTGTGTTTGTGGCACACGTCCATTAAAATTTTCTAACAACATTTTGCTTGTAGCAAGAATGTTTTTGCTTTTAGCATTATGTAATCCTGCAGGCCTAATTGCTTCAATAACTTCTTCTCTAGTTAATTTTATCATGTCTTCCGGATTATCGGCCAAGGCAAAAAGTTGCCTACAAGCAATTGCAGTTCTCTTGTCTTGACTTTGTGCAGATAACATAACACCTATTAAACTGGTATATGCTTTGCTGTAAATCTTTGCTTTAGGTTTTCTATTGGAGTACTGTGGATAAGTTTTACTTAATTTTTCGTAAATGTAGAGAATGTCATTACTGTTCTTCATCCGAGTGTAGTTCATTTAGTAATTGTCTCAGTTTGCCACCTTCAACTGTGGCTTTTACTTTGCCGACGTCATCGCCTTTTCTTGGATCTAGTTCTTTAGGTTTATCTGTTGACACTTTGCTTTTTTGTTTTAGCGAATCGTAAATTGTAGATGATTGTTTTTTGAATTGTTGATATTCTTGATCCTCGGCCAAGTCTCTTATTCTTAAAGTGTCGATATCGAATTCTAAATCTATTTTTTGTCCAACTCCCGAACTTGATCTTGTTTTCATAAACTGTATTTGATATCTACCACGTTCTTTCATTGCTCTTGATGTGAATATACCAAACACGTTGTCTGCTGTTTGAACTTTGGATAAACCACCTGCTATATGAGAATGATCAAATTCAATTTCTTCAACAGAGGCTCTATTAAGTTGCGATGCTGTACACATCAACAAGTTGTTTTCTGTTGCCAAGTTTCTTAGTTCCTCAGACACATATTTGTCTTTTATAAACAAATCCGCCGGACTTATTCTTTTTGATTTTGGCATCATGAGATCCAAATAGTCAACTAGTATACAATCAACTTTCTTTTTAGTCTTTAGTTCTAGTTCTTTAATATAAGACTTAATATCTAAAACTGTGTTTCCACTTGGCAAATATTTTATTTGCAAGTTACCCGACTTCTTAGCCAACATCTTAACTTTCATTTCTACGTTTTCAATCTCAGGAAATACTTTTCTAGTTGGTATGCCTGTAATCATTGCATCCATTCTCATGGCAACCAGTTGTTC